TCGTTTGGTACATAGCAGCAAGAAGAACATAACCTGCATCAGGCTTATTAAAACGTGCCATAAGTCCATCTGGACCAGTACCTGCAGTATTTCCACCAGCGCCATTAGTAAAGATATCATTTGGGTCATTAGGGTCAAAAATATTAGTGCTAGGTGCTACAGTTCGTGGAGGAGGTGGCATTGTTATATTAGAATTTACTGCACTAGCCGTTGGTGTAATAGGAGCATCTTGAACTGAACTCTCATTGCGCATACGGTCTCCATATGCACCACCTGATGCCTGTTGAATCTGGGCATTGCGTTGAATTCGTTGTACGCGCTCTACATTGTTTTTGTCGACTCGTTTAGCCCCAGCACCTACTCCAGAAACTACCTGTGGTACTGCCATTTTTAGTCCTCATCTTCGTCAATGTGTTTTCTAACGTCTTCTATTGTTGGTATTGTTTGTAGCCAATCAGGATAGGCTTGCTTTGCAGAAAGAATATACAAAGCATTATCAACGCTAAATCCTGCCCTGCGCAGCGATTTATAAAATTCATGTAACTCAATGGCATACCCGTCTAACTTAGAGTAGTCATTATCAACTACCTGCTTTTTACGAGTAGCCATGTTAGCCTCCCAGGCCTGCTAAAATACTTTGTAAGTCTTGTGGTGGTGCTTGTTGTTGAGGGGCCCCACCAGAGGGTTGTCCAGGAACTGCCGGGGACAGGGGCGCTTGTTCAACTGGGCCCTGTGGGCCTGGTGGAGCCATCTCTGGCTGTGCTGGTTGTTCAGGTGCAGGCACCTTAAACACGGCCAGCGCAGCAGCCTCTATACTTTCCCCTTTGCGGCGACGTTCAATGACGTCGGCAATGTTTTGAATAAGCATTGTTGGGTCTTGACCTTGTGCTGCCATGGTAGGAATTGCCTGTGCGCTTGCTGTAATTGCTGCGGTTAGGTTCTCTCGCATCTTTTCAATCTCAATGCGCTGCTCTTCTAGCGTAACGTTAAGGCTAAACGGCAGTTCACGGCGGATAAAGTCTTTAGAGACTAAGTCTGCGCCAAGTGCCTGCAGTGAGAAGATAAGTGCACGAGATGGGTCAAGTCCTGCCATAAGTCCATAACGGACTTCAACAGAATAGTCACCCTTGATGTCTTTGCTTGGTAGATATTTAAGTTCATATGGTGTGCCTTGGGCAACTCCACGAACATTCTTATCCATATCAAATAATTCTTGGTCCATACAGAAGGCTGTTTTAATAACATCTTCTAATGTCTCTGCAAGAATTGTTTGACCAGCTTTGATTTGAGAATCAAATGCTCCTAGAAGCGCTTGAACTCCTTGACCAGTAATAATACTGGCGTCAATGTTTCCAGTCCTACCCTCAGGATAACGTGCACCAAGTCTCATTTCAGATTGGAGTGCGGCTTGTTCCTGGAAGGCAGCGGCTGGAACATCTAGTTTCACACGGCCTACGCTTTGAGGCTGGGCAGTGCGAATAATTGCGTCTGGACCCATAGGAAGGTCGATAACGTCTTGTGGTACTACGAGTGGGGCTTGTACTGACTTCTCAGCAGCCTCCATAGCAAGGTTAGCAAAGCGTGCACGGGCTAACTGCACATAGATAACATCATCAAACTGTCCGCGTGTGTCATCATCGATGGCTGGACGGCGTGCAACGTGTACTGTCATCTTGCCTAACAAGTTTCTTGCCTCGTTAAGAATAAGATTATGGCGCATTGGGATATAAAATACTGTTACATCTTTATCCATATAGCGAATAAGTTCAATAGGTGAGTTAGTGTTTTGATTCCAACCTAGTTCACCTAGGATAGTGCGTGCATACTCAGGGTATTCATTGGCAAGTTCGCCAATAGTCTTAATATAACGCTTAGAGTATGCAATACAGCGACCAAATCTGTCAAACTCAGGGTAAACACCCATAGGGTCTTCTACGCGAATACGTGGCAAGTTAGTTTCAAAGTCTGGCTCTACGTGAATAGGCAGGAATCCGTATGAGAAGTACCAATCAGCACCCCAGTACATCTGTGACTGTAGCCGTGAGGTATAGACATAGTTGTTGGCTATCATTCCACGCTTGTCAGCAAAAGTACGGCCTCTATCAGAGGTAATATTAGTTGCAGAACAGTTAAATGAAGGCAATGGCGCAAGTACTTCAGCCAAATCGCGCGCAGCAACGTCAATAAAGTTAGCAATCATAGGATGTTCCATGTTATCTGGGAACATATCTGGGAAGATAGATGCTATATTACCCTTGCGAACAGCCATAACATCAGCCATACGTTTATCGCGTGCAGCAAAGCGTACCTTAAGGTTCTCTACGCGTCGCGCAATGCTGTCAATGTCTGTCATGATATCCTATTCGTAGATTGAGAATTCATAGTCGTTGACGTTTACTACGTAACGATTCTGAGTCTGTGCTCTTGTAGCCCATTTGTTATTCAAATAGGACTGATTGATACTTGCATTTCCAATAATTTCTTTAGCACGCAGTTCGCAGAACCACAATGCCATTACGCAGTCTGTCTTACCCTTAGTGTCAGGCTTCCAAGTAATCAATTGTTGAATCAATGCCTTGATGCCCTCTGAACCTTCCTGTGAAGGAAGTTCAAGTAAGTTATCATCTTGATGAGTGTTATTACGCGCGGTGCCAAATAGGCCAGACATAGCCGCCACGCCGAAAGAAGTGTCCCATTTGTTCTTGCCAGTAAACTGACTAGAGAACTTCACGCCAGAGTTAGCAAGGTATGAGCGCAAGTCATCATCTAGGGCATATGCCTTCTGATGAGCATTAGTCTCAATACGCAATTCTTGTGGTTGGTACTTAGTAACCCAGTCTTCAATCAAGTGTTGAATCTTTTGAGGGCTAGGCTCTCTCATGTTTTCTACATCTAAGATATAACGCTTACGAGTTTGTCTATCCACAGTCATAATTACTGCTGCGGTGTTACCTGCCATAGCAGGGTCAAGTCCCATAATTGTATACCAGGCCCCTGGGGCTGGATGTCCTGCAGCGCCTGGCTTTAAAGGGCCGCGTTTTCGCATCCCGTTGATTGAGCCTTGTACGCAGACAGGGGAAAAGATAGAGTCTTCCTGTATGTCCTGTTGCTGGTAAACGAGTGCCCAAGCAGAAGCGCTAACTTCACTTCGTCGTCTGAATAATGCTGGCCCATTCCATTTAGGATATAGACCGTTCTCATCTGGAACTGCTTCTTCATCTAGACCCTCCCAAGGAATCTGTGACGCAGGCCATAGTGTTACCCAATCTTCTGGGTCATCATGATATTCTAAGACTGCTGGCATTGACAGGTAGGTAAAAGGAGACTTGCCACCCACCCAATGCTCAGGACTTCTAATCTCACGGTACAAGTCATTAGCAGCAATACGGGTTCCTACGACCAAGAGGCGTCCACTATCTCCAAGACGAGTTACTACATCTCGTTGCAACCAAGTAAGTTGCTTCTCCCACTCATGGGCATTGGATGTAGTCACCACGTCATCTAGGATGATAAGGTTTGAACGTGCTCCAGTAATTTGACCGCCGATACCTAAGGCTTGAACAGTCGGGTCTTTTTCCGTTGAGTCACGGCTTAAATAGATTCGGTCAGCCTTCCAGGTATCAGCGTCCTCTTTCCAACCACCAGCAGAGCCATAGACGGCCTGTAGTTTGGCCCAGCGTTCATGGCTGAGCCTTTGCTTGATGGAGTAGAGATATTCTTTTGCGCGTTCCTGTGTTTTAGAAACAATAGTAATCTTGATGTTCGGGTCCATGGCTATGCGATAGACACAGTAGTTGACTGTGATGACCGTAGACTTGGCGTGCTCGGGGGGTACGTTTATCAGAAGGCGTTTCTTGGAGGCTGGGTCATAGGTCATTGCATCGTGTAGGTAAGAAGGTTCTTTGCCTTCTAGCAAATCCACCCAAGATTGGTGATGCGGGAAGATAGGGCTGTCCAGAAACTCCCTAGAGAACTCCTCAAAGCCTATCTTAAACTTGGCATCTCCTGAGACAATGCTCAGAGTTTTCTGCCCTTCAGTCCTTGCTGCCTCTAGTAGCTTCATAAAGGCAGGGTCTTTGCGCCAGTCTTTCATAACATCTGGCTTACGGCCAGCTCTTGCTAATGAGTCCTGTAAATCTAACCCTTGCTTGATATAGTCAATAACCTTAGACTTTGCCTCTCGCAAGGCCACCACGTTATGATGTTCTTTACCACCCTTAGCAACCACTATAACTCCTTTATTAAAAATCCCCTTTATCGCTCGGCTCGCAACGCGAGCCTCGCTAACCCCTATGGTTCGTGGCTGGCATTAAGCCAGCCTACGGCTGTCTTAACCACCCACTCACAGCCAGATAAACTCACTATCGGTAGCCGTTCGTTTATTTACTTCCTATATATACTA